AGGCGCATTCCATAAAGCCATAAAGAAAGTCATTGCATTATCTCGTAGTTCTTTTCTTCCAAGATTATTCCAGTGTCGTGTTGCAGCATAAGAAAGATAAGTACATGGCGGATGCGCTATCATTAAATCCCAACCCTCATTAAGATGTTTTCGCACATCGTCCTGTATGTGCCAGTCTGGATTACCTTCTGTGGGTAATATGTCGCATGAATATGCTTCATGTCCTTTGTCTCTGAATGACCGGGTTACAATTCCCGAAAATTCACACGCTATCAATACTTTCATTTCAACACCCCTTTAATCTTCTTCTTAGGTAAGTTCGCTTTCTGTAATTCTCTGGCTTTTGCTATGAGCTGCGTTGCGGTGACACGCAAGTTATACCTGTTTTTTATGAGGTTCACCATCGCCGTAGCTTTGTTTATATCGTCTCGTAGTCTTGGAGCCATCTTATTCTTCCATTCTTCTGTCTCGAAAAAGGTTTTTATGTCTGATATTTCGCTTTTGCTGTTCAGGGCGTTAAGGATCGCATCGGCTGCTATCTGGTTTATGTTCAGCCCGTGTTCTTCTGCCTGTTTTATTATATCTTCTGGGATGTTTAGTTTGTGTATCATTTTAGCAACTCCTTGTTTTCGTGGATATTTCCCACAATTTCGTAATCTCCCCATGTGTTATGGGGGTCGAAAACACTATTTTTTTTAGTGTATAATTCAAATGACCTATCCCTATATTCAACAACGAAATATGTTTGATATAATCCATTTGTTTTTAGTATATCTCCCTCGTAGATGTCTTTTCCGTTTTTGTCTTTGAGTCCGGTGAATTGTCCAAATGTGTCTTTGTAAATAACACTTCCAGATGCGCCCATAGAGATACGACCATTCTCATGCGTTGTGAAATCACGACTATAAATAATAGTATTATCCCATCTCCTCTTTCCTCTAAATTTTATTTCTCGCATATTCATCCTCTCCGTTCTTTTTCTTTTCTTCTGGCTCTTGTTTCTGCGGTTTGTTTGATTATTGTTTCTCTGTGTTTTTTGTAGTATTCTCTGTGCCATTTGTTTCTGTGTTCTCTGTTTTCTGGATTTTTGTAATATATGTCACGTATGCGTTTATATTTACAACCCGTACATTCTTCTCTTATTGATGGCTTACCGCAGGTTTTGCATTTAGGGATTGTTGGCATTTAATCATCTGTTGATTTTCTTACGTAGTTCCAGGCCGGAAACTTATTGGCAAAATGCGCCTTAGTTTTTATCTCTCGTTTATTGTCCGGCATCCTGATATGATTTTTATGTCTTTGTATCCTGCGTACTCCAGGCGATTGTATAGCTCATCTGAAAACTCTGTGCAGTCGAATAGGTTTATTTCATATTCGTAATCACTTGCTACGTGGTTTGCTATCTTCTCGAACATGTATTCTTTGTCTGATGATCCTTGGAGTTTGTCTCCTAATTCATCGTATATTGCGCAACCTGTAAAAGCACAACCGAGGATATAGCAGGTTATTACTGTTGCTTCTATTAGATTGTTTAGCATTTGTATCAACTCATTTTCTCAAACTGAATGCGACCTGTTCTTCAGGCGCACCATATTTCTTCAAGATAATGCATTTCATAGGCTTATATTTTATCAATACATTTCTATCTGACATTATTAATTTTTCTTTTTGTGGTCTCTTTAGGCGTTTTATTTCTATTTCACGCACACAGGCATCTTCTTCTGTTCCATATACATATTCAACATAGACTAATATCTTTCGGGCATCTGGAAATTTGTATTTAAGGAATTTACTGTTGCGCCCTTCAAAGTGTTCTATTGTTCTTTTTTTTATGCTGATTGTCTGGTCCGCATATAATATCTTAGTCTGACCAAAGAATCTTGATTTTTTGCCTCGATTATCAATTAGAAGCATATATACGTATCTCTCACATATCTTATTCCAGTAATTATGTTCATTTTCCATGTCTGTTCACCTTTATTTCTCGTACTATTTTTTTGAACTCATCCAGATTATATTTTCTGTGGAATGATCTGTTGAATACATTAAGTAATTGTAATTCGTTCATGCCCTGCGAAATCTTATTGGGTACTGATTGTATGTAGCGCTCTTCACTTCTCGATAGCCCAATAGAATATGCCTCTTGGCGTTCTGCTATTTCTTTTTTTGATTTTTCGAGCATTTTAATATGTTTTTTGTGTAGTGCTATCTCTTTATTGATTGCTTCGACATCAAGAAATTGCTTTTTGTATTCGTTTTCAGCCCATTCAGAAAAATTAAAACTACATTCAAGAGTTCTTTCTTTTATGTCTTTAAACACTGTTGAATCAAGACTTAACATTTTTGGAACCTTCATACCTATCTACCTGCTCATATCTCTGTAGCATTTTTAGAGATATACCTTCGTTTTTGTTGTTGTATAGGTTTAGAAATTCTATCATGTGTTCTGTCTGGTTTAGAAGTCGTATTGTCCTTGCACGTATTACTTCTTGTGCGTCTTTATACCAAATTTTATACGTCTTACCTATTTCCATACCTATCTACCTATCCTCTCTGTTGGATTTCAATATTTATATATCTTTCTATTGCAGTCATATATATGATTCGTTGTTTTATGTATATTTCTGCTTTGTATTTATTCTATATTTATGTTTTTTTCATATATATATACTATATATACATATCATATACATCTTGGCAGAAATATAGACTAAGCAGAAATGTATATGATTAGCGAAATAATATATAATTTGGTTGAATGAGGGGTCGTAATTATTTGGTTTGAATAGTTCCATAGGAAATCTTGGGGTCTGTCCCAAACAGCTAATTAAAAGAAATAATGCGCGTCATCCCGCAGTCAGCGCAAGCATATTATCTCCTGGTTACGTTGTTGTTGTCTTTCAAAGCCCCGCATAGTATATCAAATATATACGCCCCTGCTGCTGCGGTGAGTTCGTCTATGGGTATCCCTGCGCCGCTAACACTGAAGAATAACATTGTCGATGTCACACCTACGCGCACGACTGTCTGTGTGAGCTTCTTCCACTCGAACTTCGTTATTTCCCTATCTTCAAGCACCTTATTAGCCCATCCGGCAACCGACCTTAAGACGGCTACTCCTACAAATATTCCTGCTGCTTTTATTACTTCTATCTCTATCATTTTTATCGCCTCCGATAATTGATTATCAATAAAATTCCACTACCTGATAGCTCACAGTAACATTGTCATTTATATATCCTCTGCCGGCTCTTACTGTTGTAGAATCCAAAAATATTAATCTTATTATTACATCATCGGCTTCAGGTACATATATGGTCGCATGTGTTGTTGTGCTGCCTAAGTGCGTACAGATGCTTTTATTTCTATTTACAGACGTAATAGTGGCATCATTATTTGTGTCTCCGTCTGAGATTGTTATTTCGCCGCTTTGGTTTGATTTAACTATTCCCGGATAGAATTCAACAACCCCGAAATTAATAAACACTCTGTCTGACGTTGCGGCGGTCTGTCTTGTTCCGGTTATGGTTGTTGCGTTTGTCAGGACGATTTTAGGCATTATCTCATCCCATGTATTTGAAGTTCCCTCGCATGAGAACCCATTGAAAATCAACATGCTGTTTGCCGTGTTCACAGAGCTTATTGCCGCAGTTCCTGTTGTGGCGCCGTCTGCGATTGTTATTGTTCCATATTGGATATTTTTTACAACTGGCATTTTGCCGAAACTCAATCCCCCGAAGTTTATTTGTACCATTTAATACACCGCCATCGTTCCTGAAATCAAACTGCCTGTGCTCGTAACTAAGCTGCCGTTTGTCTGATACCAGAATACTTGTTTTATTGTACTGCCTATTGAAGTTCCGCTAAATATGATCTCAATAGGATTCTCATCGCCGTTATAAGAGCCGACAACTGTGTAATTATGATTCGGACCGCTTATTGTGGCTGCGGTTAGATTTCCTGCGCTGTTTGTCGTGTATGTCATGTCCTGTGTCTGCGGGAAATCAAATAGTCCGAAGTTCAATCTGCCTGTTATGTCGTTTACTCCGCTTACCCCTGTATTTCCGCCTGATGCGCCCGCAGTGAACATTGCGCCAGAACCGAATTTTTCATCTAATAATCCCATAATATCATCTCCTTATATTTTACGTACCACTTTTAGAAAATCTCATAGTTTGCTGGATTTGACATTCCAAATCGCCATTGAACGCGATACTCCCTATAACCTCTCTCATATACATACTGCCTGCTGTTGCAGCGTTGAACAGCCCGAATTCTGTCATGGTAGTACCACTTAATTCTGTTGAACTGTAATTTGCGATATAAGTTGTGTCTTTCGCTACTGTTAGGTCTATCGACGTCAACGCGTTTCTGTCGGTTTCCGTGTCTAGTGTTGTTTGATTTCCAGATACTGTAGAGCTGCCTGTGCCTATCCCTATATAACTTGGTATCGCGCCGGACCCGCCCATGACTAATGCGATTCCATTTATACCGTCATCCACTAAAGACATTTAACCGCCTCCTTTATTATCTTTTTTGTATTCATATCAATAACCGCCACTAGCCACCAAAACGCTACCAAGAACGCCTTGCGCTAAATTACCTACTCCTAATCTGCTTTCTGGACTATCTAATAATCCATGTTTAGGGGAATGAAATATAAAATTGTTTCCTATACTACCCGCCCACACTTCATAATGTCTGTCTACATCCACATATCTTATAGCGGTCTGTAGGTTAGTGAAGTTTCCTTCTAATGGACCGACTTCTAAGTTTCTGGTCTTTAGCATCTGCTCTTTTAATGTGTCTGTGAAGTCTGATATTTTTTTGTTCACTTCCAATGTCATAACTTTATTTGAAAGGTTATTATATTTATTGAACGAATAATGCGCAGATAGGATAGTATAAGTCTGGCTGTATATTCCGTGCCAGGGTAAATTCACTATACAAGTATTTCCCGGGTCTATATTTATAACGCCTTTTAGGTCTATAGTGCCTTGTATTTTAGGGTCTTTATTTTCAGCTAGAAATTTTGTTGCTTTGTCGTCTGCTTCTTCATAGCTTTTTATATTATCGTCTTTGATTATTCTTGTCTTCGGCCCATAAGCTGTTATGCTGGTTGCATCTTCCCTGAACTTAAGGATGGGTGTTGTCCTGTCGTATTCTATTGAGATTGGCAATGTGCCGCTTGAGGGGATATTGTCGCCTGCTGTTGTTCCTGAAGCGAACACTACTTGTTTATTGTAGAAATCCATTACATATTTTGCATCTTCTGTAGCTGGATTAGTCATGCCCAAAATCCCGCCCGGTTGTATTAATACGCTATGTGATGTTACTCTGGTATTATGCGGTCTGTCGGTCAATGTGAAAATAGAGCCTGTGCCGTCTGCTGCGAATGTCTCAAGATTACCTGTAAGTATCCTGTCACCATAAACCCAGACTTTATTGAATACCTCTCTATCTTCGGTTACGAACTTTGCGTTATAGATGCTGTTATTATCAAATGTCCGATAAGATGGTATTGATTCTTTCGATAAGAAATTCACGTCTTTGTCGTTATCAACAAAAAAGTAATAATCTGCCAGCTCTGCAAGTTCTTTTAGGGCCTCGAATATGTTTTTATGGTTGAACCCTATCTTTTCTATAGTGGTTCCTGTTGTTATGTCTATATTATTTGTAGTAACTACCCCTCCCGCATTGTTCTGGACTATTGTTCGCGCGATAATACCCGCATCTTTGTTTTTGAATATAACCGGCTCAACTGTCATGTCCTGTAATACTGCACCGTAGTCCCTGCCTGTTAGGGTTACTCTTTCATCTTCTGCGCTGCCGTTGAAGTTAATCTTTTCTATTATTCCTGTGAACAGTTTAGTAGTGGGGGGATCAGTACCTATATCTGCATAGATTATGACCTCATCGTCTAAATTGAAACTATCTTTTAGGTTGCCTATGAAATTATCAAAAACAGCCGTAAATGAAGAGGTCGCATTAAAATCTCCGATGCTCTTTTCTACATTAAGCTGATCTGTAGTAGAATAGGTTGTCCCGCCTATAGTAAGAAGAGTGTGTGTGGTTCCTACACTTGGAATGAAAGAAGGATGAAATTTAACCATCAGTGAGTCACCGCCACGATTTCTAATTTCGGGTCGAATTGAGATTGCAGGTTATTGAAATCCGCCCACGCCCAGATATATCCGGTCCCGCTAACCGCTAAATCGTCATAAATCAACTGGTAGCTGTCAGTTATAGCAACCGCATCATCATAATCGTATTCGTCATTAAGTTTCAGCGTCACCCCTGTGGTTGTCTCGTTAAGTTTAGCATAAATATCTATAATATAAGTCAGATTATTGTCAAGAGTGAACATTCCAACTGTCGAGGTCTGACCGTATGGCTCTATTTCTGTCTGGATTGGCTGATAGGCATAAAAATAGAATAATGTGCCCGTAGATTCTGTTATATCGAAATCACTTATTTCTGTATTAGTATATGGTAAATAGTCTATTGCGCCAGAATATAATGTATATGCCGTATCGCAAAAATCATCTTCGTCAAAATCCGCGCAAGTCTCCGAATAACCGGTTCCGTTAGGATATGCCCAAAAGTTACCGCCTATATTTGTTCCGGTTGAATATTCCCTTGTTCCTGTCTGGTTTGTTGTGTTGAGATATGCAGTACCGACATAATCCGCATTGTCTATATGAAAATTATCTGTGTTGTTGAATAGATTATTGTAGAAAGTATTGTTTGTCGCATCGGGTTCTGTCGGGTCTTCTACAATCTGAATGCCGTAATCGTCATTGTTTGTAATGGTCGAGTTTGCGAATATGTTGTCTGTCGAATTATACATCAGATATATTCCGGTGTCTGAATTTGAATCGTAGGTATTATTAGAGAATACATTATGTGAAGATAGTTCCATTTCTATTGCATCGTAATCATTGGAATTCGCTGTTACATCAGTGAAATTATTATAATCTGACAGATACATATACACGCCTACTCCATTTGAATTGAAAGTGCAGTTTGTTATGTTGTTATAGTTTGCGTATTCTATGTCTATTCCCGCGTGCGCCCAGTCAGTAACAATACAATTCTTGAGTGTTATGTTTGTCGTCTCTTGAGAATTACGATTTATCCATATAGCGTAATGTCCACTGCTATCATCTCCGTCTATAGTATTGCCCTGACAATCAAGAGTAACATGATTCGCGGTTACATTTATGCATTTATCTGTTGTTGAATCAGTTATACTTGCATTGAGCCAATAATAGCCATAAGC